ATGGTGACACGCATGAACAGTACAGCACGCCTGCTTGGCGCCGCGGCCTCGACTCTGGCGCTCGCCATGAGTGCCACCGCACTGCCGACCGGTGCCGCACACGCCGCCGACCCGATCACAGCAGCTGATCAGTCGTATTTTGACTACTACCATCTGAGCGAAGCCCGCAACATGGGCTTGAGGGGTAAAGGGGTCACCATCGCAATCATCGACGGCGAGGTCGACACGACAGCCCCCGAGCTGGCGAAAACGAATATCACCGACAAGACTCCCTGCACCGTCACCTCCAGCACACAGAGCAGGATGCACGGCACCGCGATGGCCTCGATCATTGCCTCGGATGCCTACGGCGTTGCCCCCGACGCGACGATCCTGTCGTATCGCGCGTCGTTTCCCAACCAGGGTGACACGTCGGGGAAGGACTGCCAGGACGACGACGTTGTTGGCATCAGCAAGGACGATTACGGCTCCCTCATGAACCACGCCATGAACGACGGGGCGACGATCATCAACATGTCCGTATCCAGCGACAACAACCAACACTCCCTGAAGTGGGCGGTGGCCCGCGCCATCTCCCAGGGCGTCATTGTCGTTGGTGCCGCCGGTAACACAGGCAGGTACTCTGTATTTTCACTGTCCTGGTGGTCGAGTGTCGTTGGCGTCGGCGCAATCGACACCCAAGGAAAGGTGGTCGATTCTTCTTCCAGCGGCGAAGGCCTCGTGTCGGCGGCCGTGGGCACCGCGACCGTGCGCGACTATCGAACGGGAGCAAACACGGTGGTGACGGGCACCTCGGTGTCCACTGCGCTGGTCTCGGGCTTCGTGGCTCTGGCCCACGAGAAGTGGCCCGAGGCGACCCCGAACCAGCTGCTCCAGCTCCTCGTCCACACCGGGACGAACCCGAATCATGCGTGGAACGATCGCACGGGCTACGGCCCCGCTGACCCCGGCGCCATGGTCAATACGGACCCCAGCCAGTACCCGGATGAGAACCCCCTGATGACTAAACGCACGGATGTAGAACCCACGCCCGAGGAGGTCCAGCAGTACGTGGACGGAGTCGTCGACCCCCGTGAGATCGCCTACGACAACTCCTACACGTACCGCGGCTTCGACGAGAGCGTGGTCGGCGACTGGCATCACTCCCCCACCCACCTGGGGACCAGCCCGCGCTACCACCGCAAGTAATCCGATAGGGTTGTTGGGCGTGGGCGCACACATCAATCGGATCGGACTGCCCACGCTCCCAACAAGCAAGGCTCCGAATCCTTCAACTCCGGCTCCCACAACTCCTAACCCCCACAGAGCCGACGATTCATTCACCAAAGCGCTCAGAGTTGGCTAAGACCGGTTTTGGATCAGAAGTACTCATTGCAGCGGCCTTAGTCGCAACCGCTGGCGCAGCCACTTTCACAGCACGAAAGCGCCGCGGTTCAAAGAGTAGGTAGGCTACACACATGGCGGCAGATACGACAACACAGTTCGTGCTCGACGCAATCGAGGCACTTGACGCGGTTGACGCGCAAGAAGCGGTCGCGTTTTTACGTATGATGCTCGATTGTGATGGCCCTGATGTCGACGGGGCCGTGACGTCACTCATCGATTACGACATCGTCTCCCCAGACTGGGTAGAGCGGCTGCAAGAAGTCAATCGCAACGCATCGGGACTTTACGACGAAGAACTCGCTGAGCTTCGCGAAGGCCTCGCGCTCAAGAAAAACCGGTAGCGTAGCCCCGCGTCCACTACGTTGTGAACCTGTAGGTTACGTTGTCATGCCCCGCACTAGCTGAAGCTGTTGGGTTTTTCTTGCCCTTAATGACACGAATAGCGGAATAAGAAACGAAAAGACGAGCACGCTTCCTCGCCATGAACCGTGACTTTTCCTTACTCTCACAATGAAAAACCCCGGAACTTCAACAAAGTTCCGAGGTAAGTTGCGGAGGATGGGGGGAAACACACCGCCACCCCGCCTGACCTGCATAAACGCGCTCGCGTAAAAATTTGGGGCATTAATGGGGCCTATATCCCAGATTCAGGTGCCCCCGCGCTCGCCGGTCGTCCGAAATACTGAGCTCCTCGAAATCGCTATTGTTTATCACAAAACAGTCTCTCAGAGAGACAAGACGCTCACCCAGCACATCGAGTTTGTCCCCCCCCTCCAATGCGTCCAGGTCGTCGCGCATGTTTGTCCCGTGATTGTTAGTGGTTTGCTCTTTCGCTTCGGCAGCCAGGCCTTTAATCACTTCCAGCTTGGCGTCGGTATGCTTACGCCCGTGGAGCATCGCGCTGAGCGCGCCGATAGCCCCGCCCGCAACACCGCCGCACGCGGTAATGAGTCCTCCTACGGCTGCGATCCACGCCGGGTCATGCACCGGCAAGCCCAGAACAATCAGGTCAAGAGACACGCTCACCTGCCGTCACCGCCACTCTTGTGCTTGGCCTCGTACGGTTCGCCGCCCGGCGTGGCGCGTCCTACCCAGTCGATCACGCCTTAGGACTTGAGCGCCGTGAATGCTGTTGCTGCTGCGGCGATGATGACCGAGGCCTGGGTGGCCACCAGCTGCCAGGAGAGGGGGTAGACCCCAGCCCACCAAACCACACGTGACAAGCGGATCAACATTTAAACCAAGCATCAGAGTCTTCCTTTCATTTTTGGGCACGCAAAACCCGCCTGCCAGGAGGCGGCAGACGGGTCGGGTGCGCATAAAATATTCGTTATGTTTGCGGGGGAGCGGGCATACGGACGGGATAGCCAGCCTCTCGGCAGGTTTGCGCTAGGCGCGCAACCGCGCCCTCAACGCGGTCTGATTTTTCAGCTGCGCCAACAACGGAGAGGACATCGTTCAAAGCCTCTTTGGCCTCGTGCGATACATCCAGCCGAAGCGCCCACGAAGTCTTCTGGCCCAGCTCATTGCGCGCCTCTTCCAATTCCCGCGTATACGCCTCGCTCGGCAGGCCAGAAGCCGGGGAGCGGTAAACGACAGCCGCATATTTTTCGTAGGCGCTGCCGACCTCCTGGCACGCGCGCTGCGTGGGAAACAAAAAACCATAGCGCCACGCGACAAACGAGGCCCCCAACACGAGGACAAGCACACACGCGAACAGTTTCTTCTTCACCCCAACCTCCTAACCGCAGCGGAAAATGCTACAAGGCTAGCCTAGAGCGGCGTTCGCATCGATCAAAGTGTCGAAGCGCCCAAGACGATACCTCTTGCCTGACTCGTAGACGCTCGCTCGGTACTTTCCGCGCGATTCGTCCCACTCGATACCGGGGGGCAGTTTCTTTGGCATAAACGAACCTCAAATTGATGGGGGCTTATTGGGGGCCACTTTTACCGGCCCCAGTGGTACCTATCGGTATATATCGGTTTTAATGCCATCAGCCAAAAACGTTGGAAACAAAAGGAAAACCCCGGGATCTCAACGGATCCCGGGGACGTACTGCGGAGGATGGGGGAAACGCACCACTACCCCATCTGACCTGCACAAACACACTCAGATAAAAACTTGGGGGCGCAATGGGGGCGCCGCACTCACGGATTCCGCGTACTGCTGAGTGTGTCGAAATCGATATTTTTTATCGAGAATAGACCTCTCAGACAAACTACCTTGATCTATTCGACGAACAAATATAGGGTATTCCCTATGACGGTCGAGAATCTAGACCTCGAATCGCTTGAAGCCCTCGCGCTTCAGCTACATGACGAGCGTGAGAACTTTTTACGCACCCTTGTCGATCTGCGTAAACAAAGTGGTCTTACGCAAAAAGATGTCGCCGAGCGTATCGGCGTCACCCAACCTACTGTCGCAGAGTTTGAGCACTACGACGCAAACCCTCGCCTCGACACTATTCTCCGCTACGCCCTGGCAGTCAATGCTTGTCTCAACCTGCGCGCGTATGGCGCGAACTTCTGAGCGGCTCGAAATCGATATTTTTTATCGAAAAACGGCCTCTCAGAGAAAATATAGGCCCCTAGCGCACGAAAAACGCCCTCTATCCCCGATTTCTCGGAGATAGAGGGCAAATTCTTCGCTCAGAGCTTTTTCTTGATCCGATCCAGCTCCTGCCAAATTCGCTCGTGCTCGTCATGGGCGTGCGAGTCTAGCGCGATCCGCTCTGCTCGGTCCTGCTGCTGAGCTGCCTGCAGCTGAGCTAAGACCTTGCCGTGAGCACTGATCTCTTGACCCTGCAGCTGCTGGGTGTGGGCGACGTCTGCGAGAAGCTCGCTGACGCCGTCCAGTTTCCCGCCGAGCGCGTCGATATCATCGCGGAGATTCGTGGAATGATCATTGTGAGTCTGATCTTTCACGGACTCGACGACAGTACCGACCTCGCTCACGCCTCGATGAAGGTCTTTCAATTGAGCGTTGATCTTACTTTGCACGACCTTCAGATACGCGATCACGACGCCGATCCCCATCACTAGGAGGGAGGAGATTGCAGCGACAAGATCCGCACTAAAGAAGTCGGTAATCGCAGACGGTAGCAACCAGCCTCACCGCGATTCCGCGCGATGCATAGGCTCGTAAGAGTCTGAGTCGGACGCTCGCGGCTTCGACACATCGTAGAGGCCCGCGGCAGACAGACCGAGGATCATGCCCTGAGCAGCTGCCTGATACCAGCCATACGCGGCAAGCTCATACTGCCCGACCGCGAGCGCGATCCCGAGGACGACAGCGAGGAGTGCCGAGACCTTACCTGACAGGCCAAGACTCTTGGCGAGGTTGGTGAGAGCAAGGATCGCGGGGATTGAGGCGATTGTTACGATTTCGGGAGTCATGATGGATACTCTCCTTAGATTGCGTCGTTATTGAGTGCCTGCTGCAAAGCGCGAATCGTATTGGACGGAGCGTCGAGGCCCTCGTCAGGCTCGAAGCCGTAATGAGCTTCCAGAGCATGGATCGTTTCGGGTCCGAAGACGCCGTCCTGCTCGACGCCTAGCGTGGCTTGGAGGGCTTCGATGACCGCGCTGCCCTCGGGGACGGATACCCATTCCCAGCCGGTTGTGAGGCCGGGATTATCGTCCTCATAGTCTTCGTCCTGACTGGATACGATCCCGTCGACCGTCGTGCCGAGGATTTCCTGCAGCTTCCGAGTCGTATCCGCTCCCCAGTAGCCATCGACGGTGAGAGTTCCGTCTCCTGCAGGTGCGGGAGCATACGCGGGCCGGATCACAGCGCAGATGTCGTCGTGCGCACGGACGCGACGGTAGACTCCGCCTCCGTTGGACTGCGAGCCCGCACCGCTGGAAGTATTAAATTCAACGGTGTGGACGTATTCACCGGAGCGGTAGTCAGCGAAGCCCGTGTGATCGGCTAGTCCGTCTCCATCCCAGTCGAAGCAAAGCACGTCGCCCGGCTGGATGTCATAGAAACCGATCAGACGCCCCACCTGCGAGGCATCACGTATCATCCACGGAACATAGGCGTATAGACGTCCGTCGCCGAGTAGACTCGTCCCGGCCTGATCGAGGACCCACGAGACACCCATCGCGCAGAAAGGCACGCCCGACGCACCAAAGTAGCCCGAGCCAGTCTTACCCGCATACCAGCGCCCGTACTTACTGCCCTCTTCCGGATCATCCCAGCGCGTGTAGCCAACTTGGGATCCTGCGATATCCAGTACCTGTGCTGCATCTGCCATGTCAGGCCTCCTCGTTTCCGGTCTTCGGGTCTGCAGGTCCGTCCCCGAATTCGGGCATCTGACGGACGCGCGCTTCTTCGTTGTCGTGATCTAACACTGTGTTCCTTCTTCCATATGGATTGGACGTGATTGGATGGGATGGTGTGGGGATCGGGGATCAGAGAGGCTCGTCGACCGCTGGCGGCAGGGTCGACGGGACGGGGGCGCGAAGCGAGGGATCCACTCGGTCGAGCAGGAGGCCTCGATCGCCTCCCGCGGCCTCGTACTCCTCGAAAAGAGCCTTGAGCTTCTCGGGAGACTCAGCGATCACCGAGCGCCGGTGGATCTCCCGCTCGGCCATTGTCTGCAGCTCCGCGAGGTCACGATCCGTCAGAGTCGCAAGGTCGATCGTTGCCTTGGTAATTGAGTCCACGAAATTAGCCATCTATGCACTGCTCCTTATTTGGCGCGGATGATCTTCTGGACTGTGTAGTAAGGCTGGAGAAGGCTCATCGACTGATTGCCGCCGGTCTGCCCGGTCTCGGTGTCTCCCGTGGTCAGGCCGTCATTCGCTGCAGTCGCGATCCACGATCCAGTGGACTGATTGAGGGAGATAAAAGACTGGCGCCCATTTCGTTTCTGTCGGTCAAACCACGTGCGATCGTTGCCAGCGTGCCGGTGCGCAGGCATTTCGCCGATCGTGATCTGATGACGTTTCTCACCGCCTGTCTGACCGACCGAGGAGAATTCGCCAGACCCGTCTGCCATCACGGAGACGCGGCCTCGCAGATCCGGGACGCGGAACATATCGCCAAACCGATAGCGCCCGCCCAAGACTTGCGCGAGCTGCGGGAATTGCACGACGGGATACGTCGCGCCATCGCAGAGCAGGTAATCCTCCGGAGCCGACGCTCCCGCGTAGTCGATGACCGTGCCCACGGGAACAGCTGGACTCGTCTGCACAGCTGCAGCGCTCCCCGAGGCAAGGACGAGCGCGCGACGCGACGCCAACAGCACCGGGACGCGCTGACCTTGGACTGGAGAGCCGACAACGTCGATACTCGTCAAAGCTGCCGACTGGCCGTCGAGGATGACAGAGACGGGATTGACAGCGGAGATCGTTCCCCATCGGAGAGAGACTTTCTCGCCTGCGATTCCCGCCACTGCCTCAAGCTGCTCGGCTAGGAAGCCGGTGAGGTCCTCTACCATCGGCCTACCTCCTTAAGAGTCGTCGTCTGCAAGGCCGTCGGCTCAAGCTGGATTCGCGTCTCCTGCACTGTCGCGAGGACGCTCACGCCGCCCGAGCGGTAACCCACGAGGTCATTAGGAGCGAGAGGGAGCGGGAGATGCTGAATTTCAATCTTCCCCACCGCTCCAGACGCTGCTGCAAGGCGTCGCTTCGCAAGATCCGTAATCACCTGCTGATTCGCAGCCTCGACCCCGGTCTCTACCTTGGAGACCCAGCGCCCGCGCGCCTGATAGGACGCTGGAGACGCAGGATCCCGATTCTCGGCATACCCGACGAAGCCTGCTTTCTCCCCGCTGCCCTGGGACACGCAAATGTAACGATTCGGGATAGCCGCTAGGTCTTGCTCGCGCGTGAAATCCGCGAGGTGGATGGCATTCTCGCCCTCGACGAAATCCCAGACTTTCGCGCGACGCAAAGGCTCCACATAGGGAGAGGCCTCGAAAGCACCGCCCGCACCGACAGTCAGCGACCAAAAGCCGATCGCCTGCAGGATGTCATTGATCGCGGTTAGCTTCGGCGTCCCCGCATCCCAAACCATCGACGAGGAGAGCATCGGGCCTCCATCGGCGATATTGACGGGAGAGACATCGGTGAGGAGGTGACGGACGTGAGCCAGCGGATGATTAGACGGGACAGTCTGATACGCGGCGACGAAAGCGTCTCCGTCGAGCAGGGATAGCTTTGAGATCAGCTCGACCTGCAAGCTAGAGCCGCCCTCGCTGTATGAGAGCTTCGGAGAGGCGAAGAGGAAGACCCCGAGAGGCCAGCTTTCCCCGCTCGCGAGCTTGTAGACGATCTTGACCCTGTCTTTCGCCCAATCAATCTCCTGCCCTCGATCGACGAGATTCAAGGTCCCCGAGGTCCGGAGGCGCGAGCCCGCACTCATCGACACCTCGCCGCCCTCGACGCCGTCGAGACGGCCTTTCTCGCGCTCATTAGAGTCGAGAAGAATCACCTCGATCGACGCCTGACGGTGCCCTGTGAGGCTCACGCCTCCACCTCCTCAAGATCGATAGAGATCTTCCACATGCCGCCGACGCTACGAGGCGCCGACACAGACGAAAGACTGCAGTAAATCCGACGGCCAAGAGGGTCGCGATACAAGAAAGGAGCTGGCAGGATCGCAAGCTCCTCGAGCTTCTTCACGTGCGTCTCGTACTCGGCGTCGGTGAGGACCGCGTTGACTGCGATCGAGCGCTGCACCGCAGTCCCCGTAACTTCCACGCCGCGAGCGCGGCCCGCGAAGTGCTTGACCTCGCGGTGTAGGAGGCTTGGAGTGACCGTTACTTCTGGCTCATATCGGAGGCCGACGCATGTGTGGAAGCCAGCGCCTCCGGAGATCCAGACTTGTCGGCTGGCCGCGGTGACGGTGACTGTGGTCGACTCGGATGAGGGAGTGACGCTCGACGCGGTTACTCGGTAGAGCGTTTTCCCGCCGGATGGAGCTTCCCGGTCTTGCACAGTTACGTCCGTCGGGAGATCAGTTGCGATCGTTTCCCATGTCTGCCCATCGTCTTGAGAGCGATCGACCTGATTGGAGACCGCAGCGACTGTCTTCCCCGCTTTGGGGGGAGGATTGGTGATGCCGATTGATACGACTCCGGTGGAATCATCCCACTGAGCCGTGACCTTCGGCGCTTCCGGTGGAGCGTAGCGGACTTTCGATCGGCGCGTTGCTTCGGTGGAGCTGAGGCCCTCGTCCGATAGCGCCGATACCACGACGATATATTCGTGACCATTGGCCGCGCGCTCGCCGACTTTATATGAGGTCGCTGTGCCCTGGATCGTCTCATCTGCGACGACGCGATTCTCCGTCGCATCGGTCACTCGCACTCGAGCGAGGACCTGCTTCGCCCCGCCCGACTGGCTATACGACCATGAGACAGAGAGCGCGCTCGTGTCGATCGTCGTCTGAGGAGTGAGGATTCCGACGACTGGACGCGAGGAGATCAGGAAGCTCGAGACCGCGCTCCACGGAGACGCACCCGCCTCCTCCGTGGGCTTGTACATTCCCCACGTGCGCACCTGCCACTCGTAGGTGCCCTCACCGAAGGCCGCGAGACTGTACTGCTGCGCATCCCCGGAGACCGTGTAGGTAGACCAGTCAGAGGCCCCTCGAGACCGCAGACGAATCTGAGCCTTGGTCTGCGCAGTCGTATCTTGTGTCGCGTGAATCCACTCGAGAAGCCCCTCGCCCATCGGGATCGTTGACCCCTGCGGCTTGAGTCCGCCGGGAGTACCGGGAACGGAGAGGACGTAGACCGAGTTGGAGGTCTCGCTGTACGGGGAGACAATCCCTCCGGGACCGAGCTGACGGACCCGATACTGATGGGTAATCGACGGGTTGAAAGACGAGTGAGTCCAAGACGTCGCGCCAGCCGGTGCGGTGCCGACCTTGGTTTCGCCGTCCCAGATCTCGACTCCCCACTGATCACGGTATGGAGTGGTCTTGGTCCATGTGACGCGGATCGCGCCGCCAGTGACCTTCGCGGCCTTGACGTCCTTCGGAGCACCGGGCGTCGAGTACAAGTCGCCGGGAGAGGTCGTATTAGACGACCCGGCTTTATTCTCGACCCAGCCCGACTCGGCGCCGTCATTCCGCCAAGCGTGGATGCGCCAGCGGTACTGATCATTTGCGGGGACGTTTTTGTCGACCCAGCTGCGAGCCGATGCCGGGAGGTTAGCTAGGCGACGATACTGAGCGGTCGAGGCATCCCAGCGATCGACGCCGAGCCAATCGACGGGAGCGTTCGGATCGGTTGCCATCCCCCACGTGACGAGTACCGTGCCATCCGCGCGGGAAGCCGCGGTGAAATTGCTCGGGGTCGGAGGATTCCCCCAAGATTTCGCCGGGATGTCCCAACCGCAGGTGATCTGCGGTGCGCCTCCATTCCAGATCGGGCCGATCGACGCGGAAAACTCCACATGCCGACCGCTGCCGTACTCGGTGCGGTAGGTGCGCCGCTCACGGCTAATCTCCTTCTCGTCGTATCCCCCGCGACCCGACGAGAAGGAGAAACCTACGTCGCCGGAGACCTCGCCCCAGCGATGGAGCACGTTGCTCCAGTTATGGCCGTAGCCATCAGCCTTGACGCGGTAGACAATCTCCAGCTCGATCGATCCAGAATTCGGATCCCCGTGCTGATAGATATCGATTCCGACCATCAGATAGCCAGAAGACCCAGACCACCACGTCATAGCGATTTACTCCTTATATATAGGTATAAGTTGTTCGGGGATTAGCGGCTGACTCCGATGCGCTCACGAAGCGATCCACGAGAGACGCTGCCGAGAGCATCGCCGGTTACTCCGTATGCTTCTACGCGCATCCGACCGACTAGCTGGTCATTGACGTCTCGGACGACCAGCTCTCGAGCTGACTGCGTCTTGCCGAGAGTCCAATCCGACATCATCGAGGCGCGGCTGTAAGCGCCGAGCGCGTTTACTTGCCCGGCTTCGAGGTCGCGAATCTGCGCCTGCCCTGCAGCCATCGTCTCCGCAATCGCAGCCTTAAAAAGGTGCTGCTTCTGGAGCGCACCATCCGCGAGCGCTTCGACGATGGATTGGCCTGAGTAGAGTGTCCATTGCTTGCCTGAGAAGGGACCTTCTTTAGCGGGAGAGAAGGGGAATAGGTTACGGATACCGGACAAGAGGCCTGATACTGCGTTCTTCGCGCTCGAGAACATACTCTCGATGCCGTCGATGAGACCCGAGATGATCTTCTTTCCGGACTCGAAAAGCATCCGTGGGAAGCCCGCTACAGCGGAGAGGATGCTCGATCCGACTTGCGCGATCGCGCCGCCGATCTGGGGAATCGCCTGCACGATGCCGGTCACGAGTCCGACGAGGATCTGAATACCCGCGGAGATGATCTTCGGGATGTTCTGCACCAAGGTCGTGACGATCGTGACGATGATCTGGGGCAGCATCGCGATCAGCTGCGGGATCGCTTGCACGAGGCCGGTGATCACTCCGATCAGGAGCTGGATACCTGCCTCGATAATCATCGGCAGATTAGCGAGGAGCGTGTCCACGACCGTCGTGATAATCGTCGGCAGCATCGCGATCAGCTGCGGGATCGCTTGGATCAGGCCATTAATCAAAGCGTTGAGCATGCCGACGCCTGCCTGAATGATCTGCGGCAGTGCCTGCACCAAGCCATTGATGATGGTCGTGATGATCTGCGGGAGCATCGCGATCAAAGCAGGCAGAGTCTGCAAGATACCGTCGATGACCGACTGGAGGAGCTGCGTGCCCATCTCGAGGATGCGCGGCAAGCCCTGCAGAAGACCATTCATAAACGTTGTGATGATCTGCGGGAGCGCCGAGATCAGGACCGGGAGGGCTGCGAAGATACCGTCGACAAGCCCCTGCAGGAGCTGGAGGCCGGACTCGATGAGCATCGGCGCGTTTTCCACTAGGGCTGTCGTGATCGCTGTGATCATCTGAGCGACAGCGGGCAGGAGTACCGGGAGCGCGTCCGAGAGGCCCTTGACGAGTGCGGGGACGATCTTGCCGAAGGCATTCGAGAGCTGCGGCATCGACTGCGTGATGGCATTGATGACCATCGTGATCACATTCGTACCGGTCGCGAGGGCCTCGGGGAGGGCTCGCGCGATCTGCTCGCCGTAGACCGAGATCATCACAGGCAGTCCCCGCAGGGTCTCGCTGATCTTAGAGATCAGCTCTACGCCTCCTTGCTGAACGAGCGCGCCGATACCCGCGAAAGCCGCAGCTGCCAAGCCACCGAAAGCAAGGAACTTCAGCATGCGACCGGGAGCGAAAGCGCCGCCGATCTTCCCAAGGGAGTCGCTGATTTTCGGTGCGAGGCCCGACAGCTTAGAGCCGAGACCATCAAAAGCCGCACCGAGAGGCGCGAAAGCCGCGCGCACGCGCGCGCCGATCGGCGCGAGAGGCCCTGTGATCTTCCCACCGATAGACGACGCGACGCCACCGATACGAGAGACCGCAGGAGACATCCGAGCCGCTACCGTATCGAACGCAAGACCGGTCGTAGCTGCCGAGCGGACCATCGTATTTTTGAGGACGCCCATGCCAGCCGAGAGCTTTCCATTAGCTGACGAAAGCGCGGAGCCGAGGCGCGTGCCGCCGAAAAGCGTGTCGAAGAATCCATCAGAGACTCCAGTTAGCTCGAAGCGCGCAGCCGTTACCCGCTTGGACATCTGTCCGAAAGCGCCAGTCACTTCACCGGGGAGATTCTTGAGGGATGCGAGGGACTTGCCCGCAGTGGGGATGCCCTTCGCGAAGCTCGTAAGAGATCCGGATGCTTTGCCCAGGGCGCCGTCCAGGCCTCCGAAGAATCCCGCGATCTGCTGGAAATTCTTCAAGCCCGACCCCGAGGCGATAAGAGCAGTGAATCCCCCGGCAGTTATTCCCAGCTTGGACGCGAGCGACTCGACTGTCGTCTCTCCGCTTTTCACGGAATCCGCGAACTTTTGGATCCAGCCTGCCGCGCTCTCCGCAGCAGGTGCTAAATACTCTCCCAAAGCTGGGACAAGGTTGTCTGCGACGCCGTTAATAAGATCTGTCAGCGGCGGCTTGACCTCTTTAAGAGCGCCAGTCAGCTGCTTGTTTATGGAAGCTTCTAGGTTTCCCCATGCGCCCTCAAATGTGGTCGCGGACTGCGCTGCTTTGATCGCGACTTCGTCAAAGCCGAGGCTCATGATCGCGTCGTTGAATTCTTCAGCGGAGATCTGGCCCTTGGCCATCGCGTCGCGGAAATCGCCAGTATAGGCCCCTGCATCTTTCAGCGCCTGCATGATCTTGCCCGCACCACCGGGGATCGCGTTCGCGATCTGATTCCAGTCCTGAGTCATCAGACGACCGGCTGCGTTGACCTGTACCATCGCGTAGCCAAAGCCCGCGAATTCGTTCTTTCCGCCGCCCGCAGCAGCGGTCAAGTTGCCCGCCGCTTCGGCCAGCTTGTCAAAGCCTTTGACCCCGTTTGCCGCAAGCTTCGAGGTCATCGACTGGATGTCCTGCAGATCATAGATTGTCTTATCCGCGTAAGACTGAGCCGCTTCAGTCAGATCCTTGATCTTCCCCGGCTCAACGCCAGCAAACTTCAGGGTATTTTGGAATTTATCGGTGGCGTCCGAAGCCTTGATAGCCTCTGGGATGTATGCGCCGAGGGCAGCGCCGATCCCGCCGACGGCTGCAGCAGTTGCGCCGAGGCCGATCTTCCCGATCGTCTCAATAGCACCGCCGATGCCGCGGGTGAGGGATTCGCCGAGGCGCGAGCCCCATGAAGAGGTGGATCCAGTGACGTCGACTCCGCCCAATTCTCTCGCGATTTCGCGCTTCATGCCGTTGAACGAAGGAACGACGTTGAGCCACGCGCTTCCGAGATCGGCTCCGGCTTCTGCCACTGGGATCCACCCTCTCTGTATTTAGATTTTCACGTTCGTCTCTTCCGGGTCGACCGCGGTGCGTGGGAGAGACAGATAGGCGTCGATGGCCTCCGGAGAGACCTCCTCGACAGCCTCAGATATTTCACGCTCGCCGACGTGCGGGCGCGGAATCGGTTTCGGAGCATTCCGTCCCGTGGCCGCGTCCTTCGTCTTCGACCAAAGAAGAGTCATAAGCACGTCGGCTTGGTGTGCCTCGAGGTGCTCTGAGACGCCCCACTCCCAATCTGGATTGGCCGCGCGGTGTGCCCACGATTCAGGCTGGCGAGCTATTACGCTCGCCAGCCTGACCGCTGTCTTGTAATCGAAGTCCTTCCATGACTTCTGGAAATAGCGGATGAAGTCCGCTTCCAGCTCGTCTGGATAGTTGAGGACTAGGCCTGCGAAGACTGCGATTTTGGGGCAGCAGCTTGCATCGCCTTCATGAAGAAGTCGGATGCAGCTTCGACGGAGACGCGCCCGTCTTTATCGCGCAGAGCGTCATAGATTTCGTCGCGCTTTTTCTTGGAGCCTCCAGCGAGTCGGAGCATGACCTTCGGGAAGACGAGAGGGTTCCCGTCTTGGATCTCTCCGAGCTGTTCCAGAAGCTCCATGTCGTCGAATTGCTCGGGCTTGAGGTTGAGCTTGACGCCCTTAATGGTGTGGTTTGCCATGTGTGTCTGTCTTTCTGTGCGGGGGATTAATCAGAAAACGGTGTGATGCAGGATCAGGCAGGCAGCACGCCGCCCGAGACCGCCGCGATGTACTCGCGAGCAGTGGAGCCATCGATCACGGTCGACGGATACGCGGTAATGGTCGTCTCGTAGCCGACGGCTTCACCGGCCTTGTAGACGACGTCGCCGACCTCGGTGACCTGACCGTCGGGGATGACAATGCGCTTGATGTAACCGCCTGCCATGATCATCTCGATCACGAAGACGCGGTGAGGCATGTCCTTCGCGTTGTGATCGACGGTGACGAGCTTGTTACCGGACGTGATCTTGACGTTCTCCTGTCCGTAGACCTCCTTGAGGACGTCAGGATCAAGAGACTGGATAAAGGTCAGCTGGAAGGTTTCCTTGCGGCCAGTGCCGACGGAGAGGACGGTGTCTCCGCCCCATTCCTTAATATCCTCGGAGTCCTTTTCGTTGCCGTTCGTGAGGCCGTCTTCGGAGACGTAGCCGAGCTTGACGAAAGCCGAATTAAGAGTCGCTGCCGCGTCGGCGGGGATCGCGGTGCCGAGAGGCGCGGACGAGACTGCGCCTCCCTTCTGCGGCTTAGCAGTAGTGACCAATCCGGGTGTTGACTGTGCCATTTGATGGTTTCCTTTCTAAAAGGGTGGAAAACTGTGTGAGAGAGGGGAGATAGGGGGATCAGAGGTGATCCCACTCTTGATCCCAACCAGACGGAGGAGGCGGAGACGCATCCGCTAACGGCTGAGCCGTGTTGTAAATGACCGCATGCACGGTGAGCTGGAATCGTTGGCTCCGACTGTCGGGATCCGCGAAATCATAAAGCGAATCGACTCTTGCATCCGCGACAGCTGGATCCGAAAGCGGCCAGTCGTCGATCACGCGCGCCAGAGTCGACGCGATCCCCGCGGCATCGGCTTTCGTCGGTGCCCACGCCTGCACCGCGAATGTCGGCGAGTCTGCGAAAGCGTCGATCGTTCCGCCTGTGCGCTCGATCGTCACGAAAGAATCGTCGCGAGTCGAAGGCACTTGCGCATACACCTTGTAGGAGGTCTCTTTGTCGAGCATCTTCCTGAGTCGCTCAGTAGAGTCCATTTACAGCCTCCCTGCCCCGACAGCCTTCAAGAGAGTGTTTTCCTTGCGGTTGCGTCGTCGGGCCTCGAAAGACTTCGCTTTCACGACCCCGTGAGGCCGCCGCTTACCTTGCTTGAGGTCAAACTCAAAGCCCGGGCCTGCAGCCCGAGCGATCGCCTCGCCAGCGCGGACGACTGCGGGAGTCGCGAGCTCGCGCAGAGCAGCGTTATTCAGCTCGATCTTCACCTGATTACCCACAGCCTCACCCCTCTACGAGACGAACAGTCACCTGGCGATTCCACGCTCCGGGCACGTTCTGATCGGTGTAAGGCTGCGGATCCCCGACAACCTCATACATCACCCCGCGTACAGCGAGGCGACAGGATCGCAAAGAGCCTGTATAGGTCTTTGGGAAATGAAGAGTCAGACTGACCGAATCGCCCTCGGGACGCATGCCCGGCTCCAGATCCGCAGTCCCAGACGGCGCAACCAAAACATTCTCAATGGCGCTTTGCGCACGCCAGTCGACGCGCTGCACACCATACGAATCCTCAGCCCCTTTCATCGGAACGAAGAGAGTTACCCGCTCGCCCTGGATCATCGCTTCCCGCCGATCGTCTGAACCGACACGAAGCGACTCGCATGGATGCCTAATCGCTTTCGATGAAGCCGGGTGAAAGACAGGCTCCCCGCGGGGCTGGAAAGCGTGTAAGACTGCGAGTATGGCCCGCCCGTCATGGTCGCCTGAGTGACTCCCGGAAGGACTCCGCCTGCCTGCTGGCGCGCAGAGTAATTGACCATGTCACAGACGACGTCCGTGAGAGTGTCGGCACGGATTTTACCCGCTGCGCGCTCGGCGTAGACGTCGATTCCCGCGTAAGCCAGCTCGTCGCGGATGATCCGCGAAGCCCGCTGGAGCTGCGCAGTGATCGTCTGACGATCCGACGCGGGAACCGCGCTATACATCGCTTCGTAGTCGGCGAGGGAGGCAAACGCCTCCACAGATTGACTTTCTGGATTTGGCACTTGCCTCCCCCTCCTATCTACTAGCCCTCAGCAGGAACCGAATCCGCGAGCGCGATTCCGTAGTCGTCGCCGAGTTCGTCGATGACGATTTGTGCGGTTGCCTCGTCGGTTTCGGCGAGGCCGTCGTGGAATTCGACGCGCGGATAAGTGATGAGCAGCTCCGGGTGGTCCGGGCAGGTAAGCGCTGTCATTGGTGCCTTCTTAGCCATGTGATGTGTTCCTTTCTCAGCCCTGAGCCACGGTCAAGACGCCGTGAGCCTTCTCATTGCCGTAGATCAAGCCGGTCTCGCAGTACAGCTGCACCTTGTCGGCAGAGCCGGTCTTTGCGAGAGGCTCGGCGAAGACATGCCCCTTGCCGGGCACCTCGAGGAAAGCGGGCTTGAGCTGCTCGAGCGAGGCGACGACGAGCTTGTCAACCGGCATGTAGCGATTGAGCATGATGTTGCATGCGCCGAAGTCGGTCTCGATCGTTTGGAGGTTGACGCCGCCGACGGTGCGATCGGACTGACGGAAGTTTGCGTCCTTGATGAAGATTCGAGACAGCGCGCGCTTCAGGGTCGCGTTGACGATGATGGTGCGGGTCTCGGACTCCTGAATACCTCCAGCAGCCCAAACCTTCTGCATGAGGTCAAGGACTTCGTCCTCGGTGAGCTGCGAGGCCTTGTGGGTCGACGTCGCGGTATTGGTGGTGACCGCAGAGATCAAGCCGCGAGTCTTGCGAGGAGTGGCGTTGGTGGTGGGCTGCGCGAAGACGCCGGTCAAGAATGACTTTTCGATGTCGCGAGCGATCTCCTTGAGCTTCTGCTCGACCTGCCAAGCAAGCTCATCAGCAGGCATGGTGCCTGCGGTTACCTGAGTTGCTCCTGTGCCGGAGCCTACCTGACGAGTCGCGCCGAGCTTCGTGTAAGACACTGCGACGGCTTCCTGATGAATTTCAAGGACATTGGAGGCTGAGAAACGCGCGCGCGCTTCGAGAGCGGTTGCGTCTGCGCCTTCGGTGCGCTGACGAGTAGCATCCGCGTCGCGCAGATCGTAGCCTTCCCACGTGAAAACGGTGGAGCCGACTGATTCGCCTCCGGTGAGACCGCCGATCGCGGAAAGCAGCGGCGTGTCCTCGGGAGAAGCCGAGAACAACTCGCCGACGTAATTCGGGCAATTGTACGTGGTTGCCATTTCGGAAATAGTTGCCATGAAAGGAACTCCTTAAAGAGAGAAGTGTGTTGATGGGATGGTTAGGAGCGTCCCAATTGAGCGAGTTTGATGGCCTTGAGCCGGGACGATTCCTTGAAATCTCCGGCCTTCTGCGCGGCAAGAATCTGATCGTCAATCGAGAGATTCGCCGGGCGTGCAGGGAAAGCCCCCGCGCCGGAGTCTGCGAGCTTCGGAACCACAGGAGCGGCAGTTTCTCCGCGCCACTCTGCGAGGCGCTTCGCGTACTCTGCGATCTCCTCGTCGGTATCCCCTCGGATCAGATCCGCCGGGACGCCGTATTCAGAAGCAGCGGCTGCGATCTTTTCCGCGCGCTCAGCAGCACGCTGGAGATCCGCGACTTGCGCGCGCAGATCCTCGATCGTTACGTCCTTGCCGTTGATCGCATCGGTCAGTGACTCGACTTGCTTGCGATCGGCCTTGGCTCGGCGTTCCCACTGTCGGGAGTGAGCTTTCCAGCCTTCTTCGGGAGTTTCGTCGGCGTCGTCTGCCTGTGTGTCTGCCGAGGCCTCGGCCTCGGCCTTTGCAGCGGTTTCCGAGGAGTCTGCGGCCTGCGTAGATTCGGTGTCGGCAGCTGCCTGCGCAGCTTCGACAGTCTTTTCATCTGCAGGCCCTTGGGCTGTGGTTCCAACGAACATTTTGTTTTCCTTCCATGCGGATGGGTATAAGAAAACCCGCTCCTATGCAGGTGCGGGTGGCATGAGAAAACCCCACTCGTAAGTTACGGTGGGGTTTTAGTCTAGGGGGGAAGAGAGAATTAAGCGTGCTGCCTGTCGTACAGGCAGTCCTCCCAGTACTCCCGGATCAGTTCTTCGTCGTACCCCTTTACAAGGCCGTCGATTAGATTTTCCGGGATGTCTGCTCCATAAATAGTGAGGTCTCCGATGATTTTCATCGTGAGCGATTCGTCCTCGCCTATTTCAAGAAGGAACTTACTCTCCTCATCTTCGAGAACGGGAATAGGAAGGATGCTGTCTGCATATTTGATAAGGTCTTCGACCGTATACATTGCCTCAGTCAT